TGATTAATGATTATTTTGATTATAAAAAAGGTACTGATGATAATAAAAAAGAAAGAATATTAGTAACAGGAAAATTAAAAACAGAGGAGGTATTATATGTAACAACAATCTTAAGTATATTTACTTTTTATATAATAAGTTATATTAATAATAATTTAGTTAGATATATATTATCTAATTCATTATTATTTGCATATATATATACACCTATTTTAAAACCATTACCTTTAATTAAAAATATTGGTGTTGCAATAACAATATCACAATCTGTATTAGTTGGTGGTTTAATATTAAATGATTCTATAATATATGTTATACCAGTTGTTATATATTTATTTAATGTAATAATATGGCAAGAATTAATATTAGATATATTAGATGTAAATCATGATAAAAAAAGTAATATTAATACAATACCTGTATTATATGGTAAAAAAAATGCTAATATAATTGCACTTACATTTTTATTATGTGCAACAATTATACCATATGGATTTTTTATACCATTTATATTATTACAATTACCTTTAATTGGTATGACAACACATGCAATAATATCTAATAGAATATTAAATAAAAATGCATTAAAAATATCAAAAGTAATAATGTTGTTGACAGGAATATTTATGTGCAACATATAATAGAAAATAATAAATATAGATAAAATTCTTAATAATATTAAAACTTATCATGTTTTATAAAAAATTCTAATATAATAGTAGACGACAAAAAATGGATAAAGGCCAGTTTGAAGGTCCAAGAGCAAAAGCAATTTTAGCTAAACTATCTCCAAAGCAGTTAGAAGAAGTTCTAAAAATTCATAAAGCAATGAAAAAAATAGAAAAGAAAGACAAATATCATTTTCCAAAAACAGAAGAAAAAGAAGGTGGGAAAGGGGAAAAAAAAGTGAAAGCAAAAAAAACTAAAGCAAAAAAAACTAAAGCAAAAAAAACTAAAGCAAAAAAAACTAAAGTAAAAAAATAAAGTAATTTTTAATTTTTTTTTATGGATTATATATAAAATCATTTCTTGGTATTTCAACAACTTGATATGGAGATGTATTTAACATAGGAGAATTGAAACTAATGATATTAGGTATAGCATACATATCTCTTAATTTATTACCAAGTATTATATCATCAGTAATAGATATTTTAACATCATTATTATTGTTTGTAGGAGTCATATAAAATTCAGAAGAATGTCTATCTTTTTGTCTAGCAAATAATTTCCAATTATTATTACCAGTATCTTTTTCTTCTGAATTATTTGTTACATAACCAACGAGACGAAATGTATCATTTACATTATTAGTTTTAATATACATACTTCTATTAATAATATTGTTAGTTAATTCAGTATGATTATTAGTATCAGAACGATTAATTGGTGGAAATAATTCATCATTTAATACTCTATAATCTCTAATAATAGTATCAGCGCGAGTAGTTTTATTATTATTATTATTATTATTTTTAATTTGATTTAATTGTTTAAGAGACATACAAATTTTATCAGAATTATGATTTTTATAAATATTTAATTCATTATTCATTTTATTAAATTTATGTTCTAAATTAGAGTATTTTAATTTAATTTCATTAATTTCATCTATTTTTAAATTATTTTTATTATTAATTTTATTTAACTCTGATTTAATATTATTATTATATTTTTTTTCTTCTAGATAAAATTTATTAATAGAAATTTTATTATTTTTTTCAATATTTATTTTTTTTTTTAAATTTAAATTTAAATAATAAAGATATATTGAAAAAAAAATAAATAAAATAATTAAAATTATTAAAAAATATATAAATAAATTATTATTTTTTTTTGACATATTCTTCTAAATATCTATATAATAAAAAATGATTTATTTAATTTAGTTAAATAATTAATATGAATAGTCTAGATGATATGCCAAAAAAAATGCGATGTCCTTGTGGTGGGGGACAATCATGTATTGTAGATACCTAAATGATACAAAAAATATATTATTTAATGATAATAATAATTGGAACATGTCAGGAGGAAAAAATATAAAAAAAAATCAAATAATAGAAGTACCAGAAGAAAATTATGAGATTGATAAAAATTTGCAAGAACGAATAGCAATGGAGAAGGGGTTGGACCTCGTAAATGAGAAAAAAAAAATTAACTAAAAAGAAAAAAATTAATTAAAGATTATAATTTATTAATTAATAAAAGTAATGTCGGAAAAAGCAGCAATTTTAATATTAACACAAAATACAATTGAAAGAAAAGTATATTTAAAAACTACATTATACTTTCTCTTTAAAAATTTTAATAATAAATATAGATATCCTATTATTATTTTACATGAAGGTGATTATAATGAAAGAGATAAAATAGAAATTGTTACTGGAATACGTGGTGAATGTAAGGAATTAATTAAATTTAAAGAAATTGATAAAAACGATTTCGAAATTCCAGAACATATTGATAAAGATAAATTAAATAAATCAGTTAATACACAAATAGTACCATATTGGAGAAATAAAAAATATAGATCAATGTGTTATTTTTGGATAAAACATTTTATAAAATATTGTGATGGTTACGATTATATTATGAGATTAGATGATGATAGTATTATAGAAGAACCAATTACTTCAGATTTATTTAAACTATTAAATGATAACAAAAATGTATATATGTCTAATATAATACATATAGATTGTGGTATTTGTAATTTTGAAATGAAAGAATTATTTAAAAAAATAATACCAAATATAAATAATGAAAAACTAGATAAATTATTTGTAAAAGCTGAAATTAGTAATAAGCAACCTATTTATAATAAATTAAAAGAATTATATCATATTGTAAATAATATTGAATATGATAAAGATAATTTTACAATAAATATGCCATTAATGTATTATAATAATTTTTTTATAACTAATACTAATTTTTGGAAAAGAGACGATGTTTTAAAAATTATTGATGAAATTGATAAATCAGGTAATATATTTTATTATAGGTATGGCGATGCACCATTACAAACTTTAATAGTTTCATTATTGGAACCTGAAAAAATTACAAGAACAGTATTTAAATATTCAAAAAAATTACAACGTGAATGTTTTATAGATTTAAATAATAATATTCATTCATATATGCCTGATAATTATAATCATAGTTCTTGTATTATTAATAAAAATTGATTTTTAAAATAAAATATATAAGTATTATTATAATATGAAATATATAGGCGCTCATATTACAAAAGATACCTCTATTTTAAAAACGATTCAAAATATTCATAATAATAATGGTAATTCTATACAAATATTTGTTTCTTCGCCTATGAATAGTTCATTCCCAAATAAAGAAAAAATTAATGAAGAAAGTAAAAAAGTTATCGAATTTTGTGATACTAATGATTTTAAATTAGTCGTTCATGCATCATATGTTATAAATTTAGCAAATTCGCGTATTAATAAAAGAGTAGTTAATATACAAGATAGATGGTGGATTAAATTACTAATAGCAGAATTAGATGCATGTGAATTATTAAATGGTATAGGAGTTGTAGTTCATGTAGGTAAATATACTACATTAACACCGGATGAAGGATTGGAAAATATGTATTTATCAATTAAATATATTATTTCATATTTAATTGATAATAACTATAAATCAAAATTAATTATTGAAAATCCAGCGGGAGTAGGTACTGAACTTCTTAAAACACCATTAGATTTTTGTAAATTTTATAATAAATTTACAATAAAAGATAAAAAACATTTAGGTATCTGTATTGATACCGCACATATTTGGTCTTCGGGTTTTGATATAATGGAATATTATAAAAATTTTTCAGAACTAAATAATGTAATAGTAATTCATTTAAATAATAGTAAAGTTACGAAAGGTGCTTTATTAGATAGACATGAATATTTGTTTGATGGTAAAATAAATATTAATGATTTAAAAAATTTTGTTTCTAAAATGAAAGAAAGTATAATTATTCTTGAAAAACCTACAAATAAATATATTTCAGAATTTGAATGGATAAAAAATTTTATTTAATCTATTAAAATAATATTTCAATTATTTCATTTAAATAATAAAGTTGCAAAAGGTCTCTTTATTTTAAATTTAATTTAAATGAATAAAAAAAATTATTTAATCTCGTCATAAATAATTTAATTAATATTTTATATAATATTTTTTTAATTTACTTATATTAAAAAAAATGATATTTTATTTAAAATAATAAAATTATCATTAATAAAAATAATGAATTTATTTAATACACATTATGTATATTTATCTATTGTATTTATATTAAATTTATTTAATATTGTAAAATGTAACAAATATTCTCTTAAAAATTCAACATTAAAAAAATCAAATTCTGAAAATGATTTTAATAACTTTTCAAATAAATCATTAAAAAATAAATTATATAGAACTGATAATTCTTATATTTATCATTTAGTTAAAGATAATAACTATCATTTTTGTGATAATATATCATATAAAAAAATAGATAATTTCTATAAAGACCATCCTGTACCTATTCATTTTAATTCGGTCAGTTTATCTCCAATTTCTTCACCCCCTGTTTAAAAAAAAAAAGTTAAAAAAAAAAGAATTAATTATTATAATGAATATTATCATGATTTCTAATTTAATTCAAAATTTAATTTTTTTATATTTTCATCATTAATATTTTTATTTTTTTTTAATTTTTTAATTAACTCTTTAAAAAATACATCTTTTTTTGTATTATTTTTTATATTTTTATTTACTAATAATTTTGTATTAATATAATTATTTATTTCTTTGTTTTTTAATTCGCTTTTTTTTATATTATATTTTTTTAATATTTTGTTTACTACATTATATTTTTTATTATAATTATATTCAGGACAAGTTAATTGTTTATTTGGAAAATCTGCTAAATTATCTTTTATATTATCTATAAATATTAATCTATTATTAAATACTTCATATCTAAATTTTTTATAATTTAATAATGGATATTTTGTTTTTAATTTTTTAAATATTATATTTAGCACATTTGTTAATGATTTAGACATATCAAAATGAGAATAATCTCTTGTAAAATATGGTTTATTAAATTTTATTTTTGTTGCTTTTTCTATATTATATACTAATCCATTATGAGTCCAACTATATGATGAATTTGTATAAACATATATCTCAGTTGTTTTATATATTTTTTTTATAAATTTAATAAATTTACTAAAATATGGTCTTAATAAACCTTGTTTTAATACTTTTACAAAATCTATATATTTTTTACATTTTTTTAAAACATCTTTTTTATTACAATTATTTTTAATTAATTGCATTAATTCATACTCGTATATTGGATATTCAACATTACCAATTATACAATTATCTATATCAAATATAAATATATATGGTAATTTATTTTTTCCCATCCTATTTTATTATTGATTTTTTATTTAGTAAAGTAATATAATATTTTCTTCTTTTTATAAATAATTGACTCCATAATATTATATTTTTTTTATCCATCCTATTTTTATTTAAATATTAATTATATATTAATTATAACCTTATATAAATGAATACTCATAATAATATTATTGCAAATCAATATGATTTAATTGCAAA